GTCTTAAATCTTTTTTATTTCCCATGTACGTTTTCCTTTGCCCACGCTTTGTACTCAAAATCTAACTCTGCTACATCAATTGTGCCTTCGTAACTTTGTTCATAAAGATATTCAATAAAATCATCATCTGCTACAAAAACTGGCAATCCATCTAGTTCCATAATTATCTCCTAAGGTCGCTTATGTTATCCATGTTTAAATATATAAAAGCCTCATTTGCAAAAGACTCTGTTGCATCTCCATAAAGTCCTGACCAGTTGGTCAACTCTACGTTGGTAGTAACTATAGTGGGAAGACCGTTGTTGTACCGAGTTCTTAAAACATGATGGAGCATGCTCTTCTGCCAACCAGAAAGACTGGCATGTTCTTTTCCGACATCATCTAGAACTAAAACTCTAACGTTGTAGGCATCGTCTAGGCTCTCTCCCAAAATTCCGTCATACAAAAGCTTGTTAGTTTCATCTTGTTCATCCATCAAGGCGCCTTTTAAATCCAATAGAGAGTTAAAGGTTATAAAGTAACAAGGACGAACTAGGGTCTTGCCCTCCCCTATCTTTAAAGCCTCTGGGGTAGCCTTCCTCATAATCTCCTGTAGGAGGGTAACTGCCACAGTAGTTTTTCCTCTACCGGGCAACCCGTAAAGAAGTAGGCCAAGACCGCAAGTCTGACGTCCTACGGCGGACACTACGTTGCCCTTATAAAGCCCTGTGAGCCATTTAGAGAGGCTATCAAGGCCCTCGGTAGGTACGTCCTTACAGTCGCTTAATTCCCAACCTATTCGAGCCTTTGGGAGAGAAGCAATCTGTACCCAAGTACGTCTACGGATTGGTAAATTATCTAAACTGAACATCAATCCTCATCATCGAATAGGGCAAGCTTTTTGGCTGCTTGGGCTTTGGCGTCAACAATAGCAGTCTCTCTCTGTTCTGGTGTAGTTACGGCAATTCGAGCCTGCTCAACAATGGAGGGGGCTATACGAATGAAAGAACGCCAAAGGTGATTCCCATCCTTGTACTTGTCATGCTGGATTGAACTAAAGAAAATATCAATCATGGCAACCTCAATAGCGCCATTGGTTTCAAAACGTTTACGCAACCCAGCGAGCGCCATAACGAAACGAGTCTGGGTAACACGGAAAGGGGGGATATTCCACATGTCCAGCATGCGGTCGGCAAATTCGTAGGCTACGTCTTTAGAGTTCCACTTAGAAACCTCTACGCTGTCCCTATGGCGCTTGCGCTTGTCCATCTTGGCGTTCTGGTCGGTTTCGAAATCACTCGTGGACTTTGAGCCAAACAGGCTTTTATACATCTCATCATTCATGCTTCCCCCGTCCTCTTTGACTTCGTCAAAGAATTTATTTGTAGCTATATAAGAGATATTGGCTTTTAGGCTATTAGAAATAGGGCTAAGGGCTATATCGCTATATAGCGTATCCGAGGGTACAGAAACCTGTACCTTCGGTGAAATTCGTAGTGCTGTTCCAAACGCCGTATTAGTTGACCTAATTATGTAGCCAGCAGACTCCAGCTCTACAATTAATTTACGACTTTTTGGTCTTCCTATACCCATAAGAGTACGAAGTGTTTCTGAATTAACCCGTAAATCAGGGTCAGATACAAAAAGGTTTAAGGCGTACCTAGCGTCCCTACTTAGACTCATTAGGACCCTTTTCCATAGCATCCTTGATAGCACTGGCTACAGCAACTGCAAATATCTTAGCTATCTCTTCAATAGCCTCAAATATGATGTCTGAGGATTCGTATTCATCTGTATCCTCATCTTCGTCTTCTTCCTCGTATTCTTCGTCGTCCACACTTACGGAAACCTTTACAAAACTAGATTCGTATTTAGACTTGTCCTTAGTATCGGTATTTACTTTTGTCTCTACCTCAGGCATTAGGGCAGGAGCAGGCCTTGGTTTTATATCTGTTGTTATTGACTTTATAGATACCAAGCCGTTTGTTAAATCAAATGCTGCAAAACTATTTTCTTGAGAACACCTAATTGCCTCTACACACTCAAAGTCTTCGTCATCCCAAAGTATAAAAAACTTAAGTTCTTTGTCTTTATTGTCTAAAGTTAAACCTGAGAAATCTAATGCTGAGTACTCTTTAAAGGGGATGCTTTTACTTTCTGCGTATTGCTTAGACCAAGTAACACCCTCTGAAGGGGTGTTGTCATAAATTAAAGCTAGATGAGTTTCATCAAATGATTCTATGGTGTCGTTTAACAGGGCTTCTACGTTTGCCCTTGACGTCTTGCCGTTTCCTATAACCGCTATGGTTACTCGTCTCATTTGGTACCTCCTTGACGGAGATGCCAGCATACACAACTCTTACAAAAAGGGCTAGTCTGGTTGTGCTACAAAGATGGCCCAAGGAGTTCCGTGAGTTACATACCCTCCGATAGTTGCAGCAAGCCTGTTTTGTACTAACTCTCTATTTTTATAATAATGACTTCTAGACAAACCTGGAGTACCTTCCCACACTAAGTCACCAATTTGAAGATATCCACCCGCTCCATCAAAATATGGCGCTACATAAGATGCTCTTTCAAACAAAACAGCGTCAACAAATAGCACATTACCTGTGCCACCAGCCCAAGATACTTTAATAATTGCGTTTTTAGCATTAACAGGAGCAGTGGCTACAAGCGAAACTCTGCCAAACGTAGTTCCAACATTTGTAGCCGTTCCAGAAGTAGTAGATATAAACGTTCCGCCTTCGGTATACCAAGATACGGTAGCTGTTGCTGTAGTAGCTGCTCCAGTTCTTTTTGCGTAAAAACTTAAAGCGTATTCTGAACCAGGCACTAAATTAGTAAGTTGAGCCGTTTCTAAAGTAACTGTGCCCGCTGAAGTTGGGGTCAAAGTAAGTGATGTAGTACTAAAAGCAAGAGCTCCTGTTGCAGAAGTTGCTACAGTAGCGTTTGCAGTGCTGCAAGACCATCCAGTTGTATTGACTTCAAAACTAGGGTTTGTTAGTAGATTAATTCTGTTTGAGATTAAAACTATATCTGTTCTTCTTGCGTCAACAAAATTAGTAGGTTCTGCAGACTCTTCAAATTGAACCGCGTCAATGTAGTGAACTTCAGCGGAAGAACACCCCTCAATTCTTATGTAAGGAACTGCAAATTTTGCATTATCTGGTGCTGAAGATGTTGAAAAAGCTGGTCTTGTCCAAGCCCCTGTAGTGTTGTTGCCACTAGATTCACCAGCAGTTCCTAGTAATGTTTCATCTTCGGAATACCATCTAATATCTAATACAACGTTTCTAGGGGTAGTCTTAGCTCTACTGTACGCAGATAGCGTGTAAGAAGTTCCGCTTTTAACAGGTATACCTAATGTTCTAACATCCAATGTTCCACAAGCTATTTCTACATCTGCTGCAGCTGTGGCAGTCACTTTTAAAAATCCTGTTTGTCCGTTTGGATAATTAGACGGTGATGTTGGCTCGCTGTACGGGTCTATTGTTGGAGACTCACTTATTGCGGTTCCTTGAACTAAAGTAGCGTTAGAAACGTTTTGCCAAAAGCCAATAGACTCTTTAAAAGATGATGAGTTTACATCTAGCATGTAATTAGTAACTGGTTTTAGTCTGCAGTTGTATCCTGAAAACGCTGTGACATAGGTTTTTAAACCCTGTATAGAACCCTTTTCAGAGTATATTTTAATTGCGTTTCTTAATAAAATTCGTGCTTGTTGTAGACCTACGTAAGGCTCATAAGTTAAACCAAATTGGTTTAACATGGCCGGTATTAGCCTGCCGTCTAAGTTTAAAACATCGTATCGTTCACTTACATTTTGAGCAGAAGTTTTAAATAGGTCATGTTCAATAGCAAAAATACTTAAAAAATTGTATAGGTCATCGTTTATTGCATCTTCGTTATCAGAAGCAGAAAACGTATTTTTAATTTTAAAGATGGCAGGCAGATAGTCATAAAATTGTTCTCTAGTACCATAATCCTTTACAGAAACGCCTAACGCTTCCCCTGCTTTAACCCAAGTATTCTGTACAGTTTCTTGTACAAATATTGAATAGTAATAAGTATGGCCCGGTATAAGTCCAGAGTTATTTGGAACCTGACCAGTGTCTAGATAATAACTTGCATCATCTTGAGGTATAGCTGAGACTAATACGTCTCCGTCATCTGGGGTCATTGGAAACCCAAAAGGATTTCTTAAAAGTCTAAGGTTGCTCCAAGAACCAGTCGGTTCAAGCCAACTTAGTTCTATCTCGTTGTACCCAGTAGAGACCGCAGTAAAAGGGGATGCGTCAAAATCTACTAGGGTATTAGCACCATAGAAAGATAGGCCATAAAAGCCAACACCATAAATAGGCACTTATATTTAACCAAACACCCAAGAAACAACAGCTAGATTATCTAATACTTGTGTTGCTCCTGTAGCTAGTACTTCTCCGGTTACTGAAATAGCAGCAACAGTTGTTCCAGCAGAGTTTTTCCATTCTTGCAGATTTGCGCTTTGACTGGCGATTCCACGCACTACTAACGGCACTGTAGTAGTACTAGTAGCTAGAACAACCCCACCCCCAGATAACTTTAAATACTGGTTATGAACGTCTGCTGTAATTCCATTTTCTAAATTAGCAAGACGTGAGGAGACGTTCTGCCATGAGGTAGCTACGTTTGTGTATGTTCCTGAGCCAGTTGTAGAAATATTAGGGTTAACTCCTAATATGCTCTCAATTGCAGTAACTTCATCTTGAAGTAAGTTTGGGTGGGATGCGTCAATAACATCTACAGTATTTGCTTTTGTAGTAAAAGTTCTAATCGACCCTGGGTATACGGCTGGCATGTTCTCTCCTTAGTTAATTCCGCCAGATACATTTACTGTAAATGTACCTTCTTCTGGCAATTCATTTACTGCACATGTAACAGTTTCTACTACTAATGCTAAAGCAGTTCCTACCGACGCTGCA